CTTTGCTTCGCCATTTTCCCACTCTGTTCCGATATAGCCGATAATATCAACGATACCATTGCAGATTTCTGCGGCGCGCTTTGGCAGGTCGGGATAAATAATCTCAATCTCACTACCATCAGCGGTCTTTTCGATACGAGAAGCATTATGCGCGATAAGAACCACACCATATCCCATCATCGTAATCTTTCTTAGAGCGCCTTCAAACTCTTTCTTGCTTGCAGTATATCCACCGCCCCAAGGAATGTCGCCAATCTTCTGGACACCATTCTGGCGGCAAATGAATTGCTCACACTGGTCCCAGGCGATAGAAACAGTATCAATGATAATTGTCTGATATAGTTCCTTAGCTTCTGGCTTTTCAAGCTGACGGAGAACTGTCTTAAAGTCACTCCAACTTGAAATATCAGCAGCCATTACGCCACCAAGACCATTATATCCCCTTTCAAATGCGCATAGAAGCGCTTTTGGGAAAGAAGCAGCGGCAGTAGTTTTGCCGCTCTTCTCTTTTCCGTAAATTAATACATACTTGCCCTTTAAGTCACGACTAATGACAGAGGGTTTAATGTTAAAAATATCAATTGCCATGATTTAGCCTCCTTAGAAGCCCAAATCAAAAGCCTCGTTCGCGCTGGTGCCGGCCGGCGCAGGTGTATTCTTCGTTTTATTGTTGGTCTTATCCTTAAGAGCTTCAAGATTTGCTTTGTGCTCCTTAAGTGCCGCCGCAAGATCAGCTATCGCAAATGCCATATCATCTTCAAGCGGAGACTGTGTGCCCTTAGTAACAATAAGCTCGCTTACAGTAGTAGTACGAGTACGAACTTCTGGTTCACCAAAGTCCATTTCCTCGACGATCTGCTTTGTAATGGTGGTGAAGTTCAAACGACCCTTTGCACTATAAGTCTTCTGCGCTTCCCAGTAAGAGGTAATTGCGTCAATGACGCGTGGGTTAGTCGCATAAAGTTCCATAGTATCAAGCTTGCCGCCATACTGAGGAACAAGAATCTTGATACGAAGCTTGCGAGGCTCAACCTCAACACCTTCATCATCAGTTACGAAATCCATTGAGGATACCGCAAATTCAAGACTCCAAGAAGCCTCAGGTCTGAAATCACCAGTTGCTTTATTAACGAAAGAAGCATTAACACGTGGGAAGGAAACCAACTGTCCCTGTGGATTGTAATACTCATTCATACGAATATCACCATTAGTGATACGGATTTTGTCTGCATTTGCTTCATTACCACAAGCCGCAATAGAAGTATACTCCTTCATCACGGTTTCGATAGAAGTATATGCGGGATTGGGCTTGCCAGCATTGGTGTACTTTGCCGCGAACATATAAACGGGAATGATGAAATCATGGTTTTCGCCATTGATTTCCTGGTGGACAAGAACCTTAATATCGCCACCAATATTATCAACAGTTCTACCATTCTTCTGGTAAGAACCATACTTCAAATTGATTTCGCTTAGAATGCCTTCGATACGTACACGATTTTCAGCTTGTCTTAACATAGTTTTCTCCTTAAGTTTGTGTTTCTTAGTTTGTGTTGGACGCAAAAGGGAGTCTTGCGGCTCCCTTGTTATATATTTAATTACTCAGCGTCCTGAACGAAATTCATGCCTGCGTCGGTGAGCTGGACGTAGGTAAGAGGCTTATCCTCGCCCTCAACTTCAACCTTCTCGCGGTAAGCAAGCTCGTTCTTAACGAGGGAATTAACACGACCAGTGATAGAAGCGATCTTCTCGCAACCAAGTGCGCTCATCATCTCAACGGTAGTAGCGCGGCCACCATGTGCCTGCAGATACTCAAGTGCCTCAAAAGTCTTCTCAGTTAGCTTAGCCATAATGTTTTTTAATCTCCTTGTGTTTTAAAATATTTTTTTATTTACAAAAGGTTTCTTTCTCAACCTTTCTGTATATATTATACTATAAATTTCAAGAAATATCAAATTTTCTTGGTGGGATTTTTAAAGTGAAGAAATTCCTATGATATAATTGTCAGTCAGTTTCATAAGTTTTACACCGAGGGCGCCGCGCGAAAGTGTTGGAATATCTGTACTCTTGATACGAATTTGAGTTGTATTAGAGTTAACAAGAATATCACCCTGTGCCGCGATAGGAATAAAGTCACAGAGATTATCAGATTTCTGAATCTTTACACCTTTCGTATTGGTGTTTGTGATATTGAACTCTGAAAGCGCAGTATTCTTACCATAGCCATCAGATGTAATACTAAAGAGATAGCGGCTGTCTTTACCAAT